CTTGCGATATTTTCATCTTACTCTCCTTTGTCGTTTGTGTGAGATGCTCCGAAATAAAACGAAATAATTGCACTTGCAAGTCCTCCTAAATAACCTAAGACTAGGTTTATTAATGCTTCTGAGTTTTGTTCGGGTGGTTGTAGGGTTACTAAAAATATGTAACCAAGAAAGCCACCTATAGTAAATAACCCTATAATTCTAGCAGTCCAATCTTTACCAAACATACCTCTAGCATGTTGTTTGTCTTGTGTCTCTAATTTAAAAACATCTACATCAAGTTCTTTCATTTGCACTTCAAACTCTTGCTCTGCTTTTTTAAGTTCCAGCATTTGTTCTGGTGTAGCGATTTGCATGGCTTGTTGTATAGATTTTTGATCGTTAGATACACCCAATACTTCAGCTATTTTACCCATAGCCATATTTCCTAAAGGACCACCCATAGCTGATCCTAATGTTGGTGCTACAGCTCCAACTATATTTTTTAAAATACCTTTCATATTAATATACTCGTTAATACAGCTATACCAATAGCGCCAAGAAAGCCAAATACACCAAAGGTGGCCGCTTTCATAGTTGAATTAATATAGGTTATTTCTTGTTTTATATCAGAAAACTCATTAAATGCAGTTTTCCAACGCTCATGTGATATTGTTTCTAACTTTGTTAGTCTTTCTGCTACATCATTTACTGTCATTTTTTTATTAACCATTTTGTAATGTATATATTTTTATCGGTTTTTTCTTGCCTTTAACAAAAATACTATCAAGTTCTTTTAACATAATTTGTTCGCTAAATGAACTAGATTTAATAGTATCATAACCTATTACAATATCTTCTCCAACTTCCTTTGTCGAGCTTTCTAATCTTGCGGCTAAATTTACAGCGTCACCAATAGCAGAATAATCAAACCTTGTATCACTGCCCATATTACCCACTACAGCATATCCAGTATTGATACCAACGCCAATATCAACACCTAAATTAGCCATTTTTACTTTATCTTGGATTTCTTTAGCACATAATACCGCTGCTGTTTCGTGATCTGGTACATCAACTGGTGCGTTAAATATTGCCATCATAGCGTCACCTATGTACTTATCCACCATACCGTCATAAAATTTGACTGTATCTGCTTGAATAGTAAGCACTTCATTCATAATTTTAGTTACTTCTTCTGGCTCTAGTTTTTCAGATAATGCTGTAAAACCACGTACATCTGTAAATAGAAAAGTACAATATCTGCGTTCTCCACCTAACACTAAGGAGTCTGGATTATCTTGTAAATGTTTGACTTGTCTTGGATCTAAATAGTGTTCAAATTGTTTTTTTATTTGTTGTCTTAATTTATATTGTTGTCTAAAACGTAAGTAAAAAGCCGTAGAGCCTGCTATAAATTCAGATATTATTGTCCAAGATACGTCAATTAATGTACCTTGTTGAATAAAATAAATGCCACCTGATCCAGTAATTATCATTAACACTAAAGCAGATATTATGCCTAAAGTAATACCAAAATAATGTAATGCAAACCAAACTAAAGTTACAAAAACCAATAAAATAAATAACTCAACAACTAATGACCACTCTGGTATGTAGGGACTATTTTCTATTAATATTGACTCAGCCAAAGCTGCTTGTATTTTGTGCGGTTCTAATAACCCTGCATTAGAGGGTGTAGCAATTTGCGGCATAACTCCATTAGCAGTAACTCCAACAAAAACAAATTTACCAAATCCATCTCAGAAAGGGTTGTTTGTGGTGTATCTACCCAACTAATCCACTTTCTACCTAGGCTATCTGTTTTAACAGGTGGTATACCTTTTATTGATATTTCTGATATACCATTATCATTAGTTTTTATAATATAAGTTTTTACATCAAACAGAGCTTTATATATTTGTGTACCAAAACTAGGTATCCATTCGTTATTAGGTGTTTTAACTAAAAGAGGTATTCTTCTTACAAGTAGATCAATATCTGTGGGAGCAACGGCCAACCCTTGTAATGAATAGTTGGATAATAGAGGTAGGTTTTCCTTCACTCCCGTTGTTATTATACCACCATTTGTATTACCTAGTACAACTGTTCCAGGACTTGTAGGATAATTTCCTTTGCCGTCTTCAAACATAGCTATAACTGATGGGGCATAATCTAGTGATGCGGCAAACATTTCGTCTCCACCCATACGATCAGGTTGCGGAAAGCTTATAACCCATCCAACACCTATAGCACCTTTGTTCAATAGATCTACTTGTATTTGTGCTAATCTTTGTCTAGGTAAAGGCCAACCACCCTCTTTTTCTAAATCTTCTTCTGTAATATTAAGTATTACAAAATTACCTGATGGCTCAGGTGTTTTAATAAAAGTATCAAAAGTTTTTAATTTTAATATCTCTGTAGGACCAGATTGAAATATTAAAGGTAAACTTAGTAATATAAGTAATGGTAATATTAGTCGCTTCATTTAATCACTTTGAGTGATAGTAATAATGCTGTCACTCCCTCCGTTAATTTTAATTATATTAGAAACTCCGTCTTGAATCAAAATTACCGTATAAGCATTACTACCATTTAGATCAACTCTAACACTTTCATTAACCTGTCTACGTAAACTTACTACATTTCCTGTTATAAATGTTGTTATTTGTGTGTCAGGATCTTTGCCTAATAAAGTTCCTGCTATTTGCGTACTCGTAGCTTGAGCTAACACATCTTCTTCTTCATCTATTGCTAGTGCATCTAACACGTTTAATAAATCTTCTAGGTAATTTACATCAAGATAATTTATATCTAACTCTGTAAACTCAAGACTATCTTCTTTTAAATAATCTTCTGCAAGATAATCTATATCAAGATCATTAAAATCTAATACACTATCTGCTTGCGTGGTAGTGGTTTCTTCTTCTACTAACACTTCTTCTTTAGGTGGTGTAACAATAAGCATGTTATCTATTACATCAAGTGTTAAGTCTAAAATTACAGGTTTGGTTGGAGCAGACTCAAATACGCTTACTGTAGTGGCTTCGTAGGGTTTGTTTAGTATAACGGTGCCCATAGCAGTAACTACCTCTATTTCGCCACTAGAAAGCCCTAGAGCGTCTGGTAGCAAAATAATAAGGCTACGCCCTAATTCATCAACTGTAGCCGTAAAATCAGTGCCACGTATTGCTATGTTAGCTGTTGGTGTTTTGAGAGTTATGTTTTGTTTATCTATACGGTTTAAATTGCCTGTAATAAACCTAGCTGTACCAAGGCCAAAGGTAAGAGCCATTTTTGCTTTGCTTGGATCTGGATCATATATGTACTCGTCAATAAGTAACTGACTATGTTCTGTAAGTTTTACGGTAGAATCATCAAGAAAAGTAATAGCCATACGGCCATCTTTGGTTATGGCTTCATCATTACTTTGAATAGCAAACTTTAAATTTGCATCATAAGGCCTGTCTCTGACAATTTGAGCCGTACCGTTTAGTTCAGATATATCTCCAATATCAACAACTTGTGCTTGTACCTTGGTCGTTTTGAACAACACAAACGGTAGAAGCAGCAGTGCCAGAAACGGATATAATTTTAAGCCAGTCATTATCTTGGGTGCTTAGTTGTGAAATATTAAAAGTTCTTGAGCCACCTGTGTGATCAAGATAGAAATATCCACCTGCTGAGGCTGTAACTCCTGTACCTGTATAAGTAACTGTATTATCAGAGCCGTCTATATCCATATAATTAGTAGCACCATCTATATTAATGTTTGATGTTACTGTGTTATTAGAACCGTTTATTATCCAGTCTAAATCAAGAGAAGCTGCTAATGCTGTAGTGCCTTGATTTAAAGTAAAAGTATTACCACTACCTGTCACATCTACATATTGGTTTGATCCATCAGCACTATAGGTATCTGTAGGGTCAACTTGAATAGTAAAGGTATTAGTACCGCCATCAAACTCATAAAACCCAGTAAAGTTATCAGCAAATATATCACCAAGAAATTTATTGGTTGCACCAATCATGTTTATATCAAGTGTCATGCTATTACCATCTAAATCAAAAGGATTTAGATCTCCAGCAGTTGAATTTAATCCACCTATAATATTAGAAATACCTAGTTGTTCTAGGTCTATATTAGCTCCAGTACCAGATTGATCTACATATATCTCGTTGTCAGCCGCGTATGTCGTCAACGCAGTCAGCATCACAATTAGGCTTATCAATTTTAATTTCATTATTTAATTCTACTCCTTGGTTATTATTTTGTAAAATCCAGAAACCACGATCATAACCAGTATTTATGATTTCTAGCACACCTCCTTCTATAGCTTTCATCAAAGCTATGGTTGATGACTCATTTCTTGCGTTGCCTAGTTCTATTTCTACTAGCTCGCTTTCAGCTTCAACAAACCTAAATACATCTTCAGACTTGCCATAACTAAATATTGTTTTTTGACTTAGTACCTCTAACAATACCTCTCCTGTGGCAACAGATACCATACGCATACTAATTGTTATGTTATCCTCTCTATACATAACACTTTTGCCTATGCCCAGGTACCTAGCTCCTGCTCCACCGCTTTCAAGGTTTGCCTCGTAAGATATAACAGCACCCTCTATTAAAATACCTGCGAACAACAAAGGTCTTAGTGCTTTCTTTTTTTCTTCTTCGTTAGTTGATTGCTCTCGTGCTGATCTAATAAGCTGTCTTTCTTTTGTTAAGTTGTCTAATCCCACCCTTTCTACAACCCTAAAAAACTTGCCGTCTCCTGCGTGTTTTAAAGCTCTAATAAGTAAGGCGTTTGGTTGTTGTGTTATGGCTGTGCTAAATAAAGCAAACTCGCTATTGCTTTTACGCTGTCCTGTTTGATCTGTAAATGATGTAGGATACACAGCAACTACAGGACTAACCTCTGGTATGGCAACATTTTTAAGTTCTGCTGATTGTAGGTCTTGAATTGTTGCTACGTCTTTGGAAAACCTTTGTTCGTATGTATCTTCCAGTTGATCAAATGTAGAACAACTAGAAAGTAAAAGTGCCAATAGGTATAACGATTTCGGTAATTGTTCCATCCGCCTCAGTAATTTTAAGGGTTAAAGTTACACCATCACTTGTGTATTCAATAGTATTGCCTTCTAAAGTGATGACACCTTCGCTTTGCGGTGTTTCTCCGAATAAGTTATTTACTAACTGTCTTGATAATTCTGCGTAAACCCTAGACTCAAGATTACGCATAAACCTTGCAAGAGTAGAGTTTTCTTTTTCTCTCTTAATTTCATCTTGTAATGCTTTTATTTCTTCTTTGATCGTAAGCTTACGAGTGTATTGTTGATTTTCTATTGTGAGGTAATGACTAGATGTTCCTACACCGTTAAAACTTGGTGACTTAAATTTATGTGTAATAGTATCAGACCATAAAGGATTAGTTAAAATTGCAAGAAAAAAGAAAATACCTAAAGCAAATGCAATTCTATATATCCAAATATTTTCAGTCTTTTCGTTGGTCATCTCTACCTGCCTTAGCTATTTTTCCACTGTCTATTAAATTAGGCACTCCTAATATAGTTTTAATTAAAGTGTCTTGTCGTATTATTTCGTTGTCTAAACTACGCACTCTGTCTATTAATGCTACCAAAATACCGTGTTGTGAATCAAGTTTTGTACCAAGCCTTTCTTCTATTGCAGCTATTTGACTTTCTACTTTTTCATCCACGGTATCAAGTTTAGTTTCCATACCGTCAACAATACGCATAATAAGTTTATAAATAAACCAACCAAGTCCAAGTGCTGCGGCAATAGGAAAACCAACCTCTTGTATTAAAGTTACGGCTGACTCCATTAGTAGTCACCCCAAACTTTTTTCTTTTTGCCTCCGTCATATTCTACAGCATGACCTTCTTTAATAAGCACTTGGCATATATCTCTACCGTCTTCTGTATAAGGTATGCCTAAAATACGACCGTACTTGCCTTTACCTAACGATTTGACCTTAAAATTACCAATACATAGTTCTTTTAGTCTTGCTTTTGCAGCTAGCCCTAGTTTCTTTTCTGCAAGATCTCTAGTCCTGCTTTCGGGTGTGTCTATACCTGCAAGTCTGACACGTTGTTTATGTAACTTCACATCGAAACCAAGATCAAGACAACAATCAAATGTGTCTCCATCTACAATCCGTTCTAATGTAGCGTTGTAAACAAACGCATCAGGTGACTTAGCCATTATGACTCTTTAGATTTTTTAACTCTTTTAGTAGTCCAGGCTTCGTTAACATCAGGTGTAGATTTATCGTCAGCCACATAATGTCCTTTTTTGTTTCTAGCTCTTACTTTTACTTTTTCAGTACCAGTAACTTTGCTCCACATTTTTTCTAACCAACTCATCCTTTATCCTTTGCTTTTAAAACATTTAACGCACACCAATCAATTACTTTGTATAAGTAACTAAACCAATGATCATCTTTAGGTGTAGGTGTTATTGCTGCTATAACTGAAGCTATAGATATAATTGCAGTTACCCACATTAATATATTAAGTATTGTCATTTTGATCCTCCTCTGGATTATTTAAGACTTCATCTGCTTTTTGTTTAGCAGACTCTATAAATGCGTTTTGAAACACACTTAAACTGGCGTTAATTTGGTCAAGTTCAAACTGTATGCGTTTTTGTTTATTGGTTAAATCTAGTATTTGACTATGAAAATATTGTTGTTCGTTTGTAAGCTCACTTACTTTGACCTCTTTATCATCAATCATTACTACTGGTTCTTGCGTAGCCATATTAAGAGCTTAATGTTTTTGTTACAGAAGTTGGTGTAATTTTTTTAGCTATATTTGCATCTAATGATGCTTTCATAGCAGTAACAGTATCTGAACCCATAGCTGTTTCTACCCAACTTTGTACGTCACTCTCTTTTAGACTAGACCAGTTTATAAAACTAGATAAGTCAGATGTGTCTAATGATTGTGTACCATAACAAGATGCTGTCCAGTTGTTACCGTCACTATCTTTATTATTATCGTCTGTTGCAGTAAGCCTCCAATGTACGTTATGCACTACATTAGATTTACTACTTTTAGAGGGATATGTATCACATTTTTTACAATCCCAAGTATATCCTATTGCCATATTTATTCTCCTTTTTAATTAGCTTTCTAAAGCTGTTATTCTTGCTTCTAGTTCTTGTATAGCTTTAGTTAAAAGAGGTACAAGTTTGCTGTGATCTATTCCTTGATATTCAGGATTACCTTGACCATCAACTGCATCTTTTTTACCTGATATAGCTTCTGGAACTATGTCTGAAACTTCGTGAGCTAAAAAACCCTCAACTAATGTGTTTGTTTCATCAGATATCCAATTAAATCTTGCAGGTTTTAATTGTTTTAATCTTGTAGTTGCATCCCATGTATAGTCTACATTTTCTTTTAATCTGTAGTCTGAACTTGTTACATAATTTGTTGTTGTACCACCTGTAGTATTGATTTCTCCAACCTTACCATCAGCAGTAGTATAAAATTCAACAAAATGATTATTACTAGGATTTGGTTGTAAATTAATTCGCCCACTTTTACCAGTTGTGGCTATTTGCAAAAATCCAGAACTATCTATACGCATTCTTTCTGTGCCTTCAGGTTCAAACTGAATGCTACCACCACTTACAAATGTTTGTAATCTAAGGTCACTTCCTGTATTGAGTAAAGATGCAGTTCGTGTGCCACTACTATTTTCAAGATTATATATACCACCTGTTGACCCACCTCTTAAGTTTAAAACTCTGTAACCACTAAATCCAGAATGGTCTGAACCTATACTTACATCTCCACCACTTGTAATACGCATTCTTTCTGAACCAGCAGTTTGAAAAGCATGATATGGATTTGCACCACTTTCTGTATCTTGTGCATTAAATATTACACCAGCATCTTGTTGAGCACCACTAGCAGCAGTTTGTATCGATAAACCTCTGTTTGCATTATTGTTACCAGTTATAATTACTTGTTCTGAATTTGCCGAGCCATTTATATGTAGTGGTGCATCAGGACTACTCGTTCCAATTCCAACATTACCTTCATTATCAATACGCATTCTTTCTGTGTTATTAGTAAAGAAAGCCATATAGTTAGAATTATGCTGATAGCTAATTCTTCCATGAGCAGTAGTGCCATCAGAATGATTGAAAGCTAGATTACCTTGATGCGTTGACCCTGACTGAATGGTAATACCATCATTTGCATCTCCATCACCTACTACTAATTTTTGTGCAAAAGTATATCCAGTTTGTGATGTTTGCCCTATAAGTACATCGCCTGAAGAATCAATACGCATTCTTTCTGTAAATGTAGTACCATCTGTAGAGTTACCAAACAATAAGGCGTTATTACTACCACCTGATGTATCAGCAGCACCTATAAATGTTGCACCACTATTATTTGAAAATGTACCAAATTGTGTAGTATTGCTAGACCTGTTTATTCTAATACCTTCATACCAGTTACCTGAACCTTGTTTGATTTCAAGTTTTGAATTTACAGTTGTTTCACCAATTCCAACATTATTGCCATCAAAGACAAAATTTGCTTCACCCTCTAAAGTATTTGCAGAATCACTACCAGTTATAACTCTATTATTAGCATTGTTATTAATAGTTGTTCCTGATGCTGTTGAAAAAGATAAATTACCAGCACCATCAGTTGTTAAAACTTGTCCATTTGATCCATCAGAAACATTTAATTCTGATATACCAACTGTATTAGCATCAATAGAAGCTGATAAAGCTACATTACCTGTACCATCAAAAGAAACTGCTGAAGCTGTAATATCTCCTGAAATACTAAAATTTCTACCTGTTGCTAAAGCAGTTGCAGTATCAGATAGTGCTACAGAAATGTTTGCACTACCATCAAAAGATGTGCCACCTATTGTTCTTGCAGTAGCTAGTTTAGTTGCTGTAGCAGCATTACCTGAAGTGTCTTGATTTCCTGATGTATTAACACCAGCTAAATCTATATTTGCAGTTCCATCAAAAGATACACCACCAATAGTTCTTGCTGTTTCTAATGCTGTTGCTGTTGCTGCATTACCTGTTGTATCTTGGTTTAAAGTACCAACGACAAAATCCAAAGTACCATCTGTATCATCGTAAGTTACTGTAATACCTGTTTCAGTATTGCCTGTAACCATGCCACCAACTATGTCTTGTACTCTTTCAGTTGTCATATAAAGGTTGCTAGAACCTTCAGTTAGATTATCTGTAGTCTTTGTACCTAGTCTTGTATCAAATCGAGTATCTGTATAATAGAGGTTAGTGCCTTCAGATAAATCAGAAGTAGATTTAGAACTTAAATCTAAATTAGAACCTGTTTGTAAATTTATTCTTGTATCTGCTCTTGCATTAGTGAAATATAAATTACTAGAACCCTCTGAAATATCATCAGTATCTAATGTAACTGCTCCTGTTGCTGAATTAACACTTGTTACTGGAGCAGTAGCTTGTGTAAAGCTGATAACACCTGTAGAGCTATTATAAGAAATATCGCCAGTTGCAGATATTGCTGATCTGCTTCTTGCATTTGTAAAGTAAAGATTACTTGAACCTTCAGATAAATTGTCTGTATCATGATTTGATAATGTTGAAACTTGTCCTGTTACATTACCTGTAACATTACCCTCTAGGTTAGAAACAAGAGTTGCAACTGCATATCCTGTTCCTGAAGTATTTACTGTTGTTGTTGGCTCAACTTGTAAATCTTTAAATAGTTTAAACTTACCTGAATCATTAGCATCTCTAAATAAACCAGCATATAAGTCTTGTGATCCTGAAGTGTCATACAATCCATAAAAACCTATATCTAATGAATCAGCACCACTATTAGCTTTTGCTAATTTAATCAATGGATCAGTTACAGATAAAGTATCTGAATTGACTGTTGTGGTTGTACCATTAACTGTTAAATTACCTGCAATAGTAACATCATCAGGTAGTCCTATTGTTACTGTTGCAGTTTCACTACCTGAACCTGATACTTCTATTTCATTAGTTGTACCAGCTATAGTTGAAACATAATTACCAGTTGTATCAGTTCCAAGAGCTACGCTATTTGCTGCTATAGTTGTAGATAAGGTTATGTTACCTGTACCATCAAAACTAACACCTGTAGCTGTAACATCTCCTGATAATCCAATAGTTCTACCAGTTGCAAGTGCTGTAGCTGTATCAGCAACAACACCTGATAAATTATTTATAAATGTGTTTGTAACTCTAGTATCAATAGCAGAGTTAGCTCTAGTATCTGTATAGTAAAGATTGCTTGAACCCTCACTTAAATTATCAGTATCAAATGGAGATAGCGTTATAACTGGTGTTAATGTTCCAGCACTATCATTATAAGTGAAACTTATACCAGTTCCATTTTGTATTAGTGCTGCAACTCGATCATCAGTTCTTTCATTAGTAAAATATAAATTAGATGTACCTTCACCAATATCATCTGTATCGAATGTATGTGATCCACCTAATGCTATTGCTTGTGAATTTACAGTAATGCTTGAATTTGCAAGTTTAGCATTTGCAATAGAACCAGCTAACATAGCATTTGTAATACCTGTTGCTTTAACTCTAAGTGCATCAGAGTTTATTTCTATTGAAGAATCATCAACACCTACAGCTAGTGTTACATCTCCTGATGTACCACCACCAGTTAAACCATCTCCTGCTACAACTGAAGTAATATCAGCACTATTAGTATTTGCTATAGTTAATGTACCAGCAGCATCATCATAAGTAAGACTTATATTTGCTCCTGCTGTTAAAAGTGTATTTACCTGATCATCTACTCTTTCAGCAGTAAAGTATAAATTACTTGAACCTTCTGTTAAATTGTCTGTAGTTTTTGTTGCTAGTCTTGTATCAAACCTTGAATCAACTCTAGCATTTGTAAAATA